TTCTCGAACGCCGCCGGCACGGCATCGAGCGTGCGCGTCGCGCGCGGCAGCCCGCCCGTGACCCTGCTCTACGTGGATGGCGAAAGCGTCCAGAGCATCACCATGCCGTCGATCGTCATTCAGTAAGGAGCGCGACGTGGGCCAATCAATCACCTCTGCGAACAGCAAGTTTACCCTCGTCGTCCCCGGTGCTTACAGCTCCGGTGTGCTGATCCAGGGCTACTCCATCGACGACATGTTCGAGGCCGAGCCGACCGAACTCACCGAGGCGCGCATCGGCGCCGACGGTCTCTTTGCCGGCGGCTACGTGTTCAACCTGACCAATATGCCGGTCATGCTGCAAGCGAACTCCTCCAGCGTGCTCGTGTTCCAGACCTGGAAGAAGATCCAGGACGCGGTGCGCGATATCGCGGTCGCTGAAGCGTCCATCATCATGCCGGCACTCGGCTTGCAGGCGACGATGAGCGACGGGCTCATCAAGAGCATGCCGGCCTTCCCGCCGCAGAAGAAGATGGCGGAGAACTTCCGCGTCGAGCTCACTTGGGGAAGCTGGAACGTCGAGGCCATTCCGACGTGAGCCGAAAGACCGCGCGGCTGACGATCTCCGAGAACAACCGCGACCAGGGAAAGACCTTTCTCATCACGGAGCCCTCGGCAACGGATGCCGAACGGTGGGCGATGCGGGCTCTCCTCGGCTTGGGGAAGGGCGGCGTCGAGCTGCCGCCAGAAGTGCTCCAGCTCGGCGCGGCCGGAATTCTCTACGCCGCGGGCTCACAAGCGCTGCGCATGCCGACGCGCTTGGCGCTGCGCCTGTCCGACGAGGTCATGAGCTGGGCGCAGATCGTCGAGAAGAAGGTCACGCGCGCGCTCGTCGATGAGGACATCGAGGAAGTCACGACGCGCCTGAAACTCAAGGCCGAAGCCCTGAAGCTGACGTTCGGTTTTTTCGTACCCGCCGCTCCCCAGAGTTCGGATCAGTCGGCGAGCGGCTGAGACAGATCAAGACCGAGAACGTCTCGGCGGTCGGCGCCGCCGTCGTTGACGCGAAGCTCGCCACGCTGCACGAGCTTCAGACCGTCTACGGGCTCGAGAGCCTGTGGAACATGTTCGAGATCGCGGCGGTTGGCCGCTACAACGAGTACCTCGCGGCAAAGAGCGCCAATAGGGGCAAGTAGTGCCGACCATTATCGACAGCCTGTTCCTCGAACTTGGAATCGACACCTCCAAGTTCTCCAAGGACCAGCAGCGCGCGCTCGAGAAGATCAAGCAGTTCGAGTCCGAGACGCGCAAGTCCGCCGACAAGGCCGCTGGGCGCGTCAAGAAGGTCGGCGAGGCGTTCCGCGACATCGCCGATGAGACCGCGATCGGTGCCTCTGCTCGGCGGCTCGACACGATGGCCGTCAAGTTGAAGGCGCTCGGCCAAGCTGGCCGCGTCTCAGGCGGCGTGACGGGTGGCCTCGGCATGATGGCCGAGGGGCTGGGCACGCTCCTGAGTCCGGCGACGCTGGCGCTCACCGCAGTGACCGCGCTCGGTGTCGGGGTTTGGGACTTCGACAAGAAGATGACCGCGGCGAACGCGACCATCTTCCGCCAGGCACAGCTCTCCGGGATGAGCGCGAAGAACCTCTGGGCGTGGGGCGAGGCGGCCAAGTCGGTCGGCGCGTCTCCGGGGTCCGTCACCGGCGGCATTGCGAGCCTGCAGACCGCGGTGACCGGCATGGGCATCGGTGCCGGGAATGCCACGGCGCAGCTCGTCGCCCTCGCGCGGCTCGGGGGCGTCGGCTACAACTTCCAGAGCGGCGTGAACATCAAGCAGCTCTTTGAACGCGTGCACCAGCTCGCCAAGAAGAGCGGCTATCAGAACTTGGGCGCTCTGCGGGCGCTCACGTCGCCGCTGATGAACTCCGCGATGTTCGAGCTGGCGACGAGTCCGACGTTCAACCCGGACGATCTGCAAGCGCAGATCAAGCGCATGGAGCCGCCCGGGTTCGGCAAGATTCTCGCCGGGGCCGTGAAGTCGCAGCAGGAGCTCGGGCTTCTCAGCGCGTCCAAGGACACGCTGATGGAGCGAGCCTACGGCGCGACGCACAACGTGTTCGACGCCATGGCGGTCGGCATCCAGCAGCTCGTCGGCTACGTGAGCGCGATCTGGAATTTCCTCTCGCACCCAGCGAAGGCGCTGCATCACGCCGAACACCTCGCGCACGCCGTCCTGCACGGCGCTGAGAAGGGCTGGAAGGCCGGGGGCATGTTCGGGGCGCTCCATGGTGCCGTCGAGGGATATCACGGCGCAGTGAACGCCTCCGTGGGTCGCAAGATGATGCCCATGGTCAATGCGCTGATGGCCCAAGGGCTCTCCCGTGGAGATGCCGAGGCAATGGCCGGCAATTTCATGCAGGAGTCGAGCTTGAATCCGTTCGCGCGTAACGGCTCGCACTTCGGCCTCGCGCAATGGGACCAGTCGCGCCAGGCTCTGGCACGCCGCAACGGGTTCGACCTCTCGACGGAATCCGGACAAGTGCAATTTGCGGCGTGGGAGCTTCGCAATACTCCATACGGTCGCCAGGCGCTCGCACGCATGCGGGCGGCCAAGACGCTACAGGGCAAGACGCTGGCGCTGGATGCCTTTTTCGAGCGCTCCGGTGAGGTCGCTTACCGCGGCGGCAAATACGGAATCATGGGGGTGCAGAACTTGGGCGCCGTCATGAATCGCCTGAAGTACGCCGGTGACGCACAGGCGGCGATGCACTACGCGGCGACGCTCGCGAATGCCGCTCACGCGCGCCCGCATGTCGTCCACAGCACGACCACGCACCACACCCGTATCGATGCGGTGAACGTCGCGACGCAGGCCACGGATGCCGAGGGCATGGCAGCGGGTGCGCGCAAGGCGCTCTCGACGCATCCGATGATTACGCCGAGCGCGCAGCACCAAGTGACGCTTTCCTCGCACGGGATGGCCGGCTGACATGTCGTTCGTCTGGACCGTTGACGATCCGCTGGTCAGCGCGGACTCGAATTACACCGCCTCGGGCTCGTACTTGCCCGGCGTCCCGAACGTGCCGGCATTCCCCGGCGTGCCGCAGCTGACGCGCGTCGGGGGCACTGGCATCGGGCTCATTGGCGGCGCGGAGATCATCGCGAGCGAGCTCGGGCTCTCCGGGCAAGTCGCGTTCGGCAATCGCCTCTATTCCGGCATCCTGCTCGACGTGCTCCCGGCGGGCGTGCTGCCGCAGTACGCGATCCTCGACTCGAACCGCAACCCAGCGCTCGCGCCGGACTCGGTCATCGAAGCGGACTTCCGCCTCGACTCGGACATCATGACGCACCCGATCGAGGAGGGCGGGTTCGCGGCGTACAACCGCCAGCAGGAAGCCATCGTGGTGCGCCTGCAGCTCGCCTGTAGCGGCGCGAATCAGTACTCCGGTGGCATGACGCGGGACGGCTTCATCGCCACGCTGCGCGCGCTACGTGAAGGCACGCAGCTGGTCACGATCGTCACCCCCGACGCGACCTACCCGAACATGGCGCTGAAGGGCCTCGGCTACCGCAAGACGGCCTCGCGCGGCGCGGTGACGATCTGGGCCGACACGACTTGGATGGAGGCGCGCTCGACCGGCGTCACCGTCTCATCGGCACCGACTTCTCAGCCCTACGGCGCGGCCACCTCGAATCTGGGCGCGCTGCAACCGCAGGGCCTCGATTCCTCGCAATTCGCCGCGGTCGGCAGCCCCTCGACGGCGCCGGCACCGTTGCCGGCACGCCTCATCGAAGTTCCGCCGTCAGGGGCCGCGTTTTGACTCAGCAGGCACTCCCGGTTCAGCCGATCCCGGCGCAGACCTTCGAGGTCACGCTCGGCAATCAGGACTGCACGATCACATTGACGCAGCGCTCGACGGGGCTGTTCATCGACCTCGCGGTCGCCGGCAACCCGGTGCTGTCCGGCACGTACTGCAACGATCGGGTGAGCCTCGTGCGCCGCGCATACCTCGGATTCGTCGGCTGGCTCTACTTCGTGGACACCTCGAACGCTGGCGATGACCCGACCTACGATGGACTCGGTGGCCGCTACCTGCTGATCTACGAGGACTGAGCGGTGGCCTTCGTCGAGCGGCAACTGCGTTTCACGTTCAGCGGGGCGCAGACCGGGACGCTATCGGTCGCGGGACTGCGCGCCGTGGCCAGCATCCAGGCGTTTCAGGGACGCCTCGGCGTCTCGGCGCAGGTGAGCGTCTGGGGTCTCTCGCTCGCGCAGATGAACACGTACAGCTCGCGCATCTCGGCGGGCGTCGGCGTCGATCAGTTCGCGCTCGCCATCGAGGCCGGCGACATCGGCGGCACGCTGCACCAGGTCGTGAACGGGGCGATCTGGCGCTCGGACATCGACCTAGAGGGTGAGCCGGAGTCCGCGTTTCGCGTCTCGGTCGCCGGCATCATTTACCAGGCGAGCAAGCCCATGGCTCCGCAGTCGTGGGCCGGCGCACAGAACGCCGAGACGCTGATCTCCTCGGTATGCGCCGCCGCCGGCCTGACGCTGCACAACAACGGCGCGCATGCGGTGCTGCGCAACATGAGCACATACGGTTCGGCGATCGATCAGATCGCCGACATCGCGCGCGCCGCGAAGTTCTCGCTCTACATCGAGGGGTCGGGCGTTTGGATCTGGCCGTCGAAAAAGCCACGCGACACCGTGGTCATCGACAGCCTGCCGGATGACCGCGATGGATATCCGGTCTGGTGGGAAGCCGGGATTGTCGTGCGCCAGCTCTTTGACCAACGCATTCAGGTCGGACGCCAGATGAACGTCACCTCGAGCATCCCGAAGGCAAACGGCCTGTGGCAGATCGTGCAGGTCCAACACGACCTCTCGACGATGCTGCGCGGCGGCCCGTGGTTCTCGACCGCCGTGCTCGCGCCGGTCGGCTTCGCGTGAGCGCCCGACCATGAGCGAGGTTTTCCCAGGCTACAGTCCGGCCGAGATCAGCGCCGATGCGCTGCGGCAGGAACTGCTGATTCGCACGCTCCTGCTCGGGGTGCGCACGGCGATGCCGGTCAAGGTCATCGCGGTACATCCCGGCACCGGGACGCCGCCCTCGATCGGTACCGTGGACGTGCAGCCGCTCGTTCAGACCGTGGACGGCACCGGCAAGTTGTGGTCGCTGGGAGAGGTCTACGGCGCGCAGTTCCTTCGGCTCCAGGCCGGCAGCAATGCCGTCGTGATCGACCCGCAGGTCGGCGACATCGGTCTTGCTGTGGTGTGTGATCGGGACATTTCCTCTGTGATCGCGGCCAACGGCGCACTGAGCGGTCCCGGCTCGGCGCGCACGCATCACTTGTCGGACATGATCTACGTCGCCTCGATCATCAGCATCGCGGCGATTACGCAGTACCTGATGTTCTCATCGAGCGGGATCTCAGTAGTCTCGCAGCAAGCCGTGACGCTACAGGCGCCGCAGATCAATCTAGACGGGGCGGTTTCACAGACCAACGGGGACGTGACGATGCAGACGAAACTCACGGTCCCGAATGTGGACGCGACCACGGACGTCACCGTCCCGAACGGCTCGGTGAACAACCACGTGCACATCTACTCGCCGGGCAGCGGCACGCCGACAGACACCGGCGCAATGACTGGATGAGTCGATCGCGCAGACCATGACCATCCTGCACACCACGCTGGTGCTGGACCTCAGCACCAACGACCTCATTTTGGACGCGCTCGGCAACATCGCACTCGCCTCGGCTCCATTCGCCGTTGCGCAGGACGTGGCGAGCCAACTGCGCACCTTTCGCGGCGAGTGCTGGTACGACACGTCCCAGGGCGTTCCGTACTGGCAGCAGATCCTCGGGCAGAAACCGCCCGCATCGCTCATCGCCGCCGACATTCAAGCCGAGGCGCTGAAGGTTCCCGACGTGCTCACGGCCACTGTGACCCTCGGCGGCATCGACGCCTCGCGCGCACTCATCGGGCAAGTCCTCATCACCGACGCCGACTCGAACACGTTTGCACTGCCGCTATGACGACCCCGCGCCATGACGAACCCTACTCAACGCCGATGAGCGCGCCATGACCACGAACGTTCCCGCGATCGCCTGGGTCAATGGCCAGCCCGTCGTGCCGTCCGAACAGGACATCCTCGCCGGGCGCAATGCGGACTTCACGGCGGCCTTCGGCGGCGGCATCAACATGGCCCCGACGACCCCGCAGGGCCAGCTCGCCGCGTCCGACACCGCCATCATCGGTGACAAGAACGCGAACATCGCGCTCGTCGCTTCGATGGTGGACCCGGATCAGGCCGAGGGCGCATGGCAGGACGCCATCGGCGCGATTTACTTCCTCGAGCGCATCGCCGCGGCCGGCTCAGTCGTCACGGCGACCTGCATCGGCGCGGTCAATACCGCCGTCCCGGCCGGCGCGCTGATTCAAGACCCGAGCGGGTACCTCTGGGCCGCTACGGGCGTGATCACCATCGGCTCGAACGGGCAGGGCACCGGTACCTTCCAGTGTCAGACCGTCGGCCCGATTGCGCTCGCAGGTGGCGCGACCTGCGCGATCTACTCGGCCGTCTCAGGCTGGGACCGCATCGTCATCACGGCGGACGCAGCCCAGGGGCGCTACGTCGAGTCGCGCGCGCAGTTCGAGAACCGCCGTCGCGAGTCGGTCGCGATCAACTCGCACGGCTCCGTGCAGACCGTGCGCGGCAACCTGCTCGCCCTGTCTGGAGTGCTGTCGGCGTACGCGATCGACA